CGCCTAGTGAACCAGTTAGAAATATAGCTAAGGTTTTAAGTAGGTCTATAAAAGCAGCATCATTTGGTGCCTGTGCGCCTATAGGTTGAGTTACAAATATAAGGGCGTATACGACTCCAAGGGTAACAATGAAAAAGGTAGCAGCTAAGGTGCCACCTATAATCAAAATTAGTCTGGCGTGGATTTCTTGCGGATCGAGTTTTTCTTTAGGCTGATTATCCAATAACCGTTTTACCCAATATGTCTTTAGTGCAGGTCCCTGTAACTTGGCATTGAGGCGGTTGGCACTCTGGGTTTTCCCAGTTTTCGAATTGTTGGCAGGGGTACCTAACCCATCCATCATAACCGCACCCAGTTAAAAAGATTAAGGGCAGCGTTGCAATAACTACCCTTAACCGTTGGCACATTTCTACTTACTAGTACGGCCGAACTCCGGCGCAGAGCTATCTAGCCACTTTAATAATGGCCCAATAAATCCGGACAGCAGGGCGTAACCCAAAGTCTTAGGGTCTGTCGTACCTGCTAAATATAATGCTCCGGCTGAGGCTACTGAAGCCCTTAACCAGGAAAGAAACATTTGTTTAATTGCCATTCGTGCTCCTTAGTTTACTTCACTATAGACGTATACGGTATCGCTACCTGAGGCAGTGATTCCATATAACGCCTGGTAAGCCCCTAAAGGTAAGGTTACTTTATCTTGGTTATCTAACTTAAAACCTGTGTTACTTGTAACCCCGGCGTTTCCAAGATAGACAGCCCCTTGTTCGGCGTGAACTAATACGGTCTGGTCGTGTGGATCGCTTGCTACTAACAAGGTCGCTGTAGTCGTAACAGTTATTTTATTAGTTATCATTTTTCAAGCCTAACTTAATTATTAACGCTGCAGCCTTTGCAGGTGTTATATCAATTTCGAAGTGCATCTCGTCTTTGCGGTTGTTATAATCTCCGCCCCATTTAAGGCCATACTTCTTAGCTAAGGCCCTAATCATTGGTACCTTCTCAGGTGGAAAGGTGCCGACTAATCCGAGTGCGTGTTTAGGTGCGTTTAAATCTATAGCTGTACCGGACGCGTGATTGCTTAAATTATCCGTTGATCCGCGAATCTGCCTGAACGCGTAGCCCCAATCGTCTAAGGCCCCTTCGTCTATAGGTTCTATTAGTTTATGAAATTCTGCAGCAAAGCCAATTATTAACGGTGCTACCGCCTCAGCACAGCGCAGTTTAATTTTTGTCCCGGGTACTACATAACTCTTAATATCAATCTCGGCTGGGTCTTTAGAAGCTCGCCAGCCGTTATGACTTAGTAAAGTCATTAGCTATCCTTTCTTTACGGCACTATTCCTCAAGATTGTGCCGTTAGCCTAGAAGTAACCTTGCCTCATCCTCTGTAATTCCTAGCCGATCAAGTAGGGCTGCCTTTTGGGTGGCCTTGGTTGTTGCCTCAGTTATTTCATCTGCCTTTATCTGCTCTATTGCAGCATCTATTTCTTTTTGTGTAGGTGCATCACCTTCAAGCGCATACCATTGAATAGTTGAGTAATTATCCTCTGTGTATGAAAACTGCGCACCAGGTCTTAGATATTGAATTGCTCTTGATAAATAATTCATTATGCACCTATTTCTAATAATGTAATTGTGCTCATAGAACTTGATATTTGAGCAGTAGTTGTTCCATTTGCGTCTTCATTTGCCATTTCAGTTGTATAAGTAGTTGATGAAGTTGTCGCTGGATTGTCTAAGTATGTTAAAGGTACAACACCCGATATTACCCTTTGACCTGTACTACCTGAACCATACCAAAACATAGAATAATAAGGAGTTGTACTAGACATCGGGGTATTAATTACTGTCGAGCCTCTTTTTAATCTTAATCCACAACCCGTAGAATCTGCGGCTGCCCTTGTATTGTAAAGTGTTTGTTGAACCAAAATTAAAACTTTTGAAGTTGCTAAAGTAGGTGTTATTGATAAACTTAATCCTGTTGCAGCAAATGTTGTGCCTGTTACAGCTGTTGCAGTTGTATAAGTTGTTGAAACTACCTGCAATACTTTACCGCCACCACTTGCAGCAGCCCATTTTAAGCCAGTAGCCTCAGAACTATCCGCTACGAGTGTGGTTCCATTTGCTCCGGCTGCAAGGCGACTAAAAGTATCTGCCCCGGTGCCGACTACTAAATCACCTTTAGCGTCTATAGCTGTAGCCATTGAGTTAGTTACGGTAACAGTCCCGGAAGTACCACCGCCTGAAATACCTACGCCGGCAGTTACACCTTCAATATCACCGGTAGCACCTGATGCAACCCAGGCTGCACCGTCGTAATACCAAAGGCCGTTCGTGTCTTTAGTAAATGCGAATTGACCTTCTTGCGGTGAAGTAATCGCAGAATCTCTAGCTGCTGCACTTGCGAACACTAGAACACCTTGCATTAAATAACCGTTTACGTCGCCGGCTGTTAATACTTCGCCGGTAGCAAAGGTCTTAAAACCTAAACCTGCTGCCATAATTGCTCCTTAATAACTGAGTACATTGTAGTCGAGTCGGCCATATATATTGTTATCCAGAATCAGCGAGTCTATAACTGGTTCCAGCGTCGTGAAGGTTGTTTTGAAGCTGTTCGGCGTAATGGCCATAGATACGCCGAAAATCTGCAGAGTTTTTTCCAGGGTTGATCCGCCTGGCTGGGTAGTCAGTACCGTAATTGGATCGAAAAAATCTAAGTCTAAGGCTGCGATGATTCCTGTATCGTAGTTAGTCGTATACAAATCTAAAAGTATAGAATCGCACCGGACAGAAGTTTCGGCTCGACTAGCTACATAAGCCTGGGCATAATCTAGGGCCACCGCGTCGCTCTGCATTAGAAGGTTGTCTAAAAAGTAAGAATGCAAAAAATACTTGTCTATAGAAGGTTGGTTAATAGCCACTTGGGCCGAACCGCCTGCACGGGTAATAGTCGCTTTATTAAAAATCAAAACATCGTTTATAATCCAGGCTGCATCTTGATATCTGATTCCTGTACCGTCATCTGCGAATAAGGTAGGGGTTGCACCTATAGAACTAGCAGTTACGTTTCGATCCTGAAATACAAAGGACCCGGAAGCGTCTACGTAGACCGCCCCATATTCGGACTGGGCTACCGTAGTAAGGGCTTGTAAAGCCGTGCGGTTAGTCCCAGGGTCTGCCTGGAGTGTGGTCAGTCCAGCGTCTACATCGCGCATACTTACCGGCCAGTTAATTTGGTCTAATATCTCGTTTACACGCGTCCCTGATAGGTCGCCAGGAGTTGCCCCTGTAACGGTACTAATCTGGGCGTTAAAGGCCAACCTAAAGGCATCTACGGCCTGTATGGTGGTATAGGCGACATCAGCATCAGCTTCCTTAGGGTAGGTAGTAACGTAGCTCGTAATAAAGCCTGAAAATATAGGATAGGTAACACCTAAATAAGTAGCTGTGATTTGGACCTTTTTCATAGGAGTCAAAAGTTCAAAGTAGGGACTGGCTGGGTTCTGCGGATTAAAGTCCCCATTTTGATCAATAATACGAAGGGTTAAAGTACCAGTTTGGAATTCATCAATTAAGGCGTTACGTCCGCGCTTAGTTTCTATGCGGTTAATTTGATCGGACACGTCTACGATCACGGCTGCGGAATCAGCTAATACGTTAGTACCTAATATTCCTTGGTCTAAAATCATAGCCTGCGCGAAACTAGGCCCGGTCGAGAAGTTAATAACCGCGTTTACGGTAGGTACTGCCACTATAAACCACCTGCAATTCCATACGATACGCCAGACTTTGTAGCTATTTGAATACTTTCAGCTACTAATTGAGCGAACTTATCGCCAGAAGGTGAATCAATTCTTACGTTTACATCTACAGATCTATTGCCGGATTCTCTGGCTCTTTCGGTTGCGATTTCTGATACGTTCATACCAGCATAAGAGGTAGACCCTACTAATTGCACTGCTAAATCTTGGAAGTAACTAGCTCCTAATGGTGCTCTAGGGGCGGTAGATATTGGTGTAGAAGGAGTTTTAGTAGTAACTCCTCCTAATGAAGCTATAAATGCAGCTATCTGATCATTTAAAGCTCTTACCATTTCTAAAGCGGTTTTTTGTAAATAGTCGTCTATTTTAGTATTTAGAGTTTTAACTTTAAACAATGCGAAATCCTCTAAAGACATACCTGCTAATCTAGCTTGTTCTGCAAGTTTTCTTAAGGCTTCTGATGCTTCCATTTCTGCTAGTAACTTCTTAGCTAAAGCCTCGTTATTGTCTAGGATTGCTAGTTGTGATTTTACGCGTAATTTAGTTTCGTCATCGGTTGCGCTGTTTAAGGCAGCAGTCAATCCTATGCGCTCCAAGTCAAACTTCTTTCGCAATTCTTCTACGTTTTTATTTTCTATAGCGTTCTTTTTATTAAGAATTGCTAACTCGTCTTTTTTACCTTTTAATAATTTAAGTTGAATTGCAATCTCTGCAGTAGATGGACGGGCTACTGTGTTAAATTGTGAATTGTTTCTTTCTCTAGCATTTTTACCTATTTGTTGGAATCCGCTTAAATAAGCACCTAGGACTGGTATATTTTTAATATCAAATAGACCGCCTAGTCCAGGTATGGTTGTTAATTCTTTAATCCTTTTAGCTACTATGCCTAATCCATAAATTACATCACCTGTAGCTGTGGCGAAATCTTCCATATTCTTTGTTAAACCTTCAATACTATTATCGTCACCTAATGCACTTAAAGAATCTAATAAACTTTTTCCAATAATTTCCTGTGCGTTAGCTGCTGCAACAGTTAATAAATCCATTTTTCCAGCGTAGGTAGTTAATCTTGCTGCTGACTGACCTGCGAACTTTTTATTTAGTTCGGCCATAATCTTATCCATATTGCCGGTCTTAAGTAAGGCTTTATCTAACCCTGCCCCTAACCGACTAAGCCCTGTAGTGTTTCCTGCGTAGCCACGTGCTAAGGCTGTTGTAACTGCTGCTAAAGATTTACCCGTCGCTGCGCTGACGTTTAACGCCGTATTTAGTGCATCTTGGCTTTTAGTAATTGAGCCAGTTATGGTCAAAAGTTGCTGAAAGGCCGGCCTTAATTCGTCATCTAATACGCCTGTGGCTTTTTGTAAATTAGCAATATAATTTTCTACATTGGGCGCACTAAATTGGTACCCGGTATTTTTTAATTGAACCTCTAAAGACTTGGCTGCTTTCTCGTCGGCTGCAAATGCCTGGACCGCTTTCTTGCTGTAATTTGTTAAGGCCCTAACGCTGAAAGCAGTAGCAAATACTTTAGCAAAACTCTTTACCTGTTTTTCAAAAGTACTGATTTCTTTCTGGCCTTTTTTTAATCCTTTATTGTCGAAGGTACTAACCGCCGATACGAATATATTAGCCATCAGGCAACCTTCCTAATCTCTGTGTCTTTTTTAAATTGCACAGCTACGGTTTCAATAGCATTCACTACAGCCGGTATAACTGTATTTTTTGTTTCATACCAGGCTCTATAAACTACCCGGCCCCTTTGTTTACCTTGGCCTTTCATACTTCCTAACATCTCGGCAGCAGAATTAAATTGTTCAGGTGCGTTAGGGTTTATCGATCCTTCGCCTGATGGTTGTTTTAATCGACCAGCCCATTCAAAAATCATTCCAGGAGCCTTGGTATTGGCTACGTAAAAGGCTGCACTAAATCCAGACCTATTTCGCTTATTTTTGCCAGCCGAATAAATGATTCCATCTCTAGCTAATGGGTAATCGTATGGTGGAAATGGCCTATACCCAATAGTGGCAGTAGAAGCGGTAGGTTTAGCCCAGCCACTTAAAACTTCATTCTGAACAGGTAGGTAACCTCGGGCTTTGTTACGTACGGTTAGCATCTGCACTCGAATATTTTTTGACATCTCTTTATTAAGTTTAGGGTCTATATCGCGCATAGCCTTTTGGAGTTGTTTAACGCCGGTTACGTTTACTGGCATTTTTTATCTCCTTAGCTCTATCTCGTAAAACCTGAATAATGGCTGCGAACATCTCAGGGTCCATCTCTATAAATTCCTTAGGCGCAATCCCAGTTTCTACGCTCAGCGCAGCAATACTGAAGGTTAGTGAATCGCGCCCAGTTATTTTTTTTCTTCGTCTAATACCTCGACAGTATCTAAACTATCTATGAACTCGGCTCCGAAAAGTGGCACGGTGATATTGGCCCTACGTAGACACTCCCAAGCAAGCCAGTAAATATGGGTCTGCTGTTCGTGATCTCGTAGCATTTTGCTAATACCAGCCTGCCACTTTACTTCAAAAGCATATTCGACACCCGGCGTAATTTTGTGCTCTGTTACTTCGCCGTTAGCCCTTGTTATCTTTAGCTTTGCCATTATTACTCCTTAGAAGCTGCCAGTAGTTGCGTATGCAACAGTGGAATTGCAAGTGAAAGAAATACTGGAATTATTAATACTAGCTACATCACCGTTAATAGGTGTTAGATTATTAATAAGAATCGATACAGTATAAAGCGGATTTGTTGCGCTTACAGCTGTACCTTTTACCGGAATCAATACTGCAGTTACGGTAGTACCGTAGTTAGTCTGCAATAGTGTCGTAATTTGAGAAGCTGCGAAATCGTTAAAGAAGTCGAGCGATAGGGTGCTGGATTCCAGTCCCTTAGTAAATCGATGGGATAAATCTCCAAGTGCGCTGATTTCTAACTCATCGAAGGTTTGTGTAAGTGTTGCGCTTGATACGTGGTCGCTAATATCTACAGTCGCGATTTTAACGCCAACGCTCGAGTTAAGCATTACGGCCATTTTATTATTCCTCTTTCTCTGCGGTTGGCGCAGGCTTTGGTTTTGGTGTTTCTTTTATCTGTCCAATTCTGGCCAGAAAGTTATTTTGATTTATATCGTATTCATCTGACATTTTAGCTCCAAGTAGTTAGGGTCGAAATTGTGATTTGGCAGGTTAGCAGTGGACCACTTGCAGCATCTAAAATACTAGGTGCGGATACAGTGCCAACATTAAGAACCAGGCTTGAACTAGCGATCTTGGTAAAGACCGCGACTATAGAATCCTCTATACCTGCTAAGTTTCCCTGGTTATCAAATGCAGGCACAGCTATTAAAATATTGAAATTAGCTAGAGGAGCGATGGTGCTGTAATCGTTATTAGTAGGGGTTATATACGGATCACTAGGTATGACCGAAACGCTATTAGGTAATAAATTAGGGGCAGGGTATGCGAAGGTAGACCATACGCCGGGATTGGCCAGATCGTTGGCTATTGTGGTTCGAAGTGTGGTGATTGCTTTAGGTGGCATAACTAGCCGACTAACGCTGAAGGATTGGCATACGGTTGGATTAAACCACGCACTCTGTTAATTAATTGAAAACCCATTTTATAAGGCGAAGGTGTATAACCATCTATTCCATTAGGTGAACTTTGAGCGGTTTGCCGGGCCTGCCAGATATCTACGGCTAATACCATTGCAGCCTGACGGATGGCTGGCGTGGTGGCGTAGCTGGCTGTCTTTGTATCTGGCCCGGTCGCGGTACCGTATGGAAGGACACGATGGAAAGCCTGATTAGCAGTTACCTTGGCGTATTGGATAAATGAATAACCATTTGGGTAATTGGTCCACGCCCAATTCCACCACAAGGCAGGGATGGAATTAGAGGTACCAGTACTCCAAGGTACTGTCCCAGTTAAAGTATAGGTACCGTTATAAGTTGAACCAGACGCAGCAATAGTTACGCTTTGACCTGTTACAAATATACCGGGATTAGCTAATAAAAGAGTAGCAACGTTATCTTGAACCATAGCAGCCACTACTGGCGCACTATCGAACCATAAATATTGATTTAATAAATCTTCTGCTGTTTGGCAGACACTTTCCACATCCTGATTTGAATACAGGGTGCCAATCCCTAAATTATCACGAAGCTCTTGCATCGTTACATAACTGGCTGGCATCCCTGTGCTCCTATCTTTAATAGCTCTGTAGGGTTAAGGGCTACTAAACCCTACAGATTACTTATTGTTTTATTAAGCCTTCATGTACTTGTAGATACCGCCAGGCATTTTGGCGATTGTTGCCATAAAGCCGTAAATCGCTACTTGTACTTGCAGATTTGATACCACGTTCACGCTCATGTAAGCCTGAGGTGAGCGGTATACGGTGAACGCCTCTGGCGCAAGGATCAACGCGGAGCCATCATCGAATGTAGTAGCTGCGAAGTTCTTATCTACGTATAGATCAAGTCCTAACACGTTACCACGAATTGATGTAGGTGCTACTTGTCCTGCTGCGTTCATTGGTTGAATTGCATTGTAAATAGGGCGACCAGTTGTATCTGTTGCGCCTAGCAATGCCTGGTATTGAGAAGGGTTAGCTATGTAGTTCTGTGCAAAGTAGCCGGTATTTTTGTAAATATTGGCTGCTGCCTCAGAAGTGTAATCAATGATTCCAGTGCTGTCTGCAGTTTCATTTGATGCAGCAGTAGCAGCAGAAATTAACGCTGCGACTACGGCAGTATCAGTTGCAGTTAAATATGCATTCTGTAACTGGGTAGTAAGCTCGGAATAAAAATTCGGATCCGACCTCTCAAGGAGCTCGACGCTCAGCGTATTCATTCCAGAGTACTTGCTGACAGTTCCAGTTAGATATTCAGTAACCATCCCGGTATTTTGAACTGCGCCGGCTTCGGCTTCTACTGTTACTACTGGAGCAACACCAGATTGACCGCCAGCACTCGTAACCAGTGACGGCACGCTTATCGTCATTCCGGAATTCGGCAAGGTGCCTTGGCTGCATGCATCAATTGCAGGTGTACCGAACCGAGTATTGGTTACGAACTCTGATAAATACTGTGTTGGATTAAATGCTGGGTTAGTAGCAAATGAATCATCTGCAGCAGAAATGAAAAGACGAGATTCATCTGATCCTAAAGCTGCTTTAATTTTATGCTCTGTGTACTTCGCCATTGAATCGATTGGTGAACGTACTGAGGTAGATATATAAGGTGTAGCTGTTACAGGACGTGAGGCTTCTACTGTTGGAGTATCTGCCTCTGCCTTTGTTTCGGTTGGCTCGGGATTTTTGTCCACAGTAGCCTCGCTTTCTGTTTCGGTTGGAGTTGCTTCTTGTTCTGTTTCGCTTTCGCTAGCAGCTACTTTAGTAACGATTGCATCGGCATACGCCGGGCTTTCGACTAAAGACACTTCGCGCATGATGGCACTGGATACGACCAGGACCCCATCTTTATCTTTCTTAGCTTTAACCACGTCTACACCGATACTTAATGAACTTACTAAGTCCTCGGCAGCTAGGGTTAAATAATCTGTACCCTTTTGCGACGCGCTAACTTTAAAAGTACCGTAAATTTTATCTTGGGTAACTTGGAAAGATTGCGCCCGACCAATTGGATCATTTTGTGAATGCTGAGCTAATAATTTTATTTTACGTGCATCTGGTATTTCCACCGATCCACTTTCGAACTTTACAGGTCCGGCTGAAGTATTACCGATGGTATTAAAAGGCAATACGACACCGCTGATTAATCTGCGACCGGTATCTGAGCTTTCGATTTGACTTGAAAAGGTTAATTGAATGTTTTCGATTTCCATTATTCTCCTAGTTCATTCTCTGGCGATATTTCTATTTCATTTTCTGGCGTTTCCACACTGTCATCAGATTCCCGACCTTCAGGAGTTAAATCTTCCATTTCTTTAGCATCGTCTAAATCAATTAAGCCAAGGTTTAGCATTTTTTCTATTACGTCTAACCTTGCCATTGCATCGGCACGTAAGAAAGTGTCATCCACCGCAAAGCGCACCACGTTATTATTGGCAGTCATATCATTCATCGACAGGCGATTTTCTACGGCAGAAATATAAGGCTGCAAAGTGTAAGCCAAAAATTCTTTTCTTGAATCTAGGATATTTTGATAGGTCATCGAGTTATTCATATCTGCGGACAGCATCCAGGCCGGGACTCCAAATAAACGGCAGATTTGTGTCGTTAAGAACTGCTGCGACTCGTTATAGGTCATATCTTTAGGACTGAATGAAGTTGCCTCGTAAGATAAAGTAGAAGTCAAATAAGCCGTGCTTCTATTTTGTCTAGCTGCTTTCCAGGCTGCTAACAATCCGCTAATTTGTTGCTCAGGTAAATCTGCGCCAGTATTTTTAATGTAACCGGTCGGCATTGGTGTAGCTGCACTAACCGCTGCTGCTTTTTCTAAATCTAATGCTGCCTGGATAGTTCTAGCACCGGCTTGCAAAATCCCGGCACCATTAAGACCTTGGAAAGTAATAAGTGAACCCAGACCGGACATAGGGGCGCGAATTCCATCGACGTAGTATTCCTCAATCTCAGTTCCGAATTTATTAGTTGTAAATGTAACTCGGTTATTAGCTATCCATTCGTAACGTGATCCTCTGCCGTCATCCGCATATTGTTCGACGATACGCCAGTACGCTAAATTATAGAAAGCAAGGCTATCAATAGTCCAGGCCATTGTAACGCTTCGGGGTTGTCTGTAATCTGGTTGGTCTAGCCATAACGGCTTACCTAATTCCTCGCCAGTAGTTTTTCTATACAATTCTAAATCGAGCGAAGCAATAACTCCGGCTATTAAGTTACGACATCTGGAAACCGCAGGTACCATCATCGCAACATCTCTATTAATTGATCCAATGCCTAATGAACTAGACCCGGTGTTAAAGTAACCGTAGCCGTAAGTAGTATCCATTACAGCTGGCGCGTATTGCGCAGTAATTTTAGGGGTCGGCTCAGTTGCCGGTGTACCGCGTAAGCCTAAAGTTTCTAGTAATCCCATAGATACTATTTTCCTCTAATAGTCAAGCATATTTCGGGATTTGGTGGTGCGTGTCTAGCTGTATATTTGTGCCTCGGCAGGTGGCTCAGTTAATACGTGAATTACCATAGCTAAGCCAATAGCGATGTCTACGGGTCCGGCTGATTTACGTCTTACGATTCTCCAGGAGCTGTCATTGGTTTTGGCTGCGCAGTTGGTTAGGTGATTAATCAAAATATCCTGGCCACTATGCACCATTCGTTTATTGCTCATCGCCTCGTGCATTTCACCACAGGCTTGATAAAATTGCTGGCCACTAATATCCCGGACCGCTACGCCGGACCTTTCTAGCCTTGTGGCAATGCTCTGGGTGGTGTACTTGTCGTAGCAGACCACTCTAGGGAAATAGATATCGCACCATTTTTTTATAGCTGCAGCCACTTGTAACTCATCGACCGATACCTGGCTATAAAAGGTTTCTAATACCGCTACGCCGATCTTTCCGCTAGGGGTTATCTGTCCCAACACTAAGGACGCATCGCGCCTGCTAGGGCTAACGTCGAACGCCATAACGGTAAGGGGTCCAGGGGTTAGCTGTAAGGTTTTGTCAGAGGTATCTTCTATGCTGCCGTGAGGCCAGGGACTAGCCAAGCTCGAAATCCACTGGCAGAGCGACTCGGTTCGAAAATCCTCGATTGTATTTACGGCTAGCGACTCCTCTATAGATTCTTCCGATATTAAAGTACCAAGGCTTGGATTAGCTAAGGCCCAACCTTTGCGATCGGTAACCGCAGCGAACTCGGGAGCGGAGTATTCGTAAAAGGCTAAACTTTCAGGCGGATGGCTCAGGCATTTTTCGCGTAAATTATTAAGTACTTCACTAAAGGCATCACCACTATTAGAGCTAAAGTAACTCTGGGCATTTGGTCTAGCCCGGGTAACCGGCAAGGCTGCGCCATACGCCTCAGGGTTTATTTCTCGTAACTCATCAATCCATAAAAAGTCGGCCGTACGTCCACGGCTGCCGTCCCTGGTACTGGCTACTACGTCTAATCGACCACCTCCGTACTTAGGCAGTATCTCGATCGACTCGGTACCGTTAGCAAATCGGATTTGTTTTAGCATCGGGCGCAGATAATCGCTACTCTCGAATAAGTACGCAATATCCCGGAAGTTAGTTAAAGCCATTCCGCGATTGCTGCTCATTATTAGCTGATTCTTTTCGCCGAACAGTACGAGGCCCGAAATAGCGCGCATTCGACCTATATGCGATTTTCCATTTTGTCTGGCAGCTAATAGGAGTATAGATTTGCGTATAAAGTTTTCGTTACCGTCTACGGCTAACATATCGGTCAAACACCACCGCTGCCACTCAAGTAAAGGCACTCCGATAGCCGTAGCAAGGTCTGCAACCTCGGCAATCCGGGATTTGGCCTTTAACACCGGACTATGAAGCCTAGGTTCAACCGCCCCAACAAGAGGCTGGCTAACTTTACTACGCATCTAGATCAAATCTGATCGGGCTGGCCAAAAGCCGGACCACTATGGACCGTACTGACCGTTATCGGGGAGGTATTGCCTCGAAAAACAGGGGGGGTAGCCGTCCGGGCTAAAAAAACGGCCTCGGACCGGCTCCCTTTAGATACGTTACATCTACGACAACAAGCTACAAGGTTAGAAGGATCAATAGCCAAGTTAGGGTCCTTGCTAATAGGTACTACGTGATCGACCTGATCGGCATCTTGTCCGCAATACGCGCACGTATAACCATCTCTAGCTAAGACCACTAACCGCTGCTTCTTGTAACGTCTAGTAAGCCTAGGGTCATTACTTTTAATCATTAATAGTACCGATTCTTTACAAAGAAGTGCCAAGCATTACAGGGATTATCATATCTGCTTTGTATATATTTAAGCCCCAAATCTATCTGTGTAAATGGGTCCTTCTCTTTTAGTTTTAACAGTTGGGGTATACCGAACGCAGTACTTCGCTTGTTCTTAGCTAATGGGTTCCAGTTGCTTTCTTTAGTCCATAGTTTATTTAAACATAAATATTGTTTATGGTTTGTTAGTTTTGTATGGGCATAGAGTTTATATATTTCTGTAACTGGGGTACTCGCCCGAGCTGGGGTATTACACAGCACTCCCAATAGCACCACTGCGCCTAGCGCGCTTGCGCCGTTCCGGGCGCGCCCAGCGCGTGTGGAGCGTACCGGACGAGTCAATAGGTCTTTGCATAATCGCAGGTCAGACGGCGTGGCATTATCTAACACGGCCTATGTCCAATCGTTTTAGTGCTTCGGCATTCTCTGCACCCATAGCGAATAAGGCGGTTGGCATAAATATCCCGGCTTCACCACCGGCTGGGGTCTTAAACATCATTCGCGACGGTAGGGGTACCATTCCATCGCATTGGTCCCAGATAGTGTTAAACCACTTGGCCTTAGCTATTTGGCACAGCATCACGCCGTTACCGTGTTCTATGAACTTATTAACCCAGGGTGTAGTTTTGCTATACGGTGGATTCATCCATACGCGACCGAACCAATCCTGCATAAGCCCATTGTCTACAATGGTGTAGTACTTTTTCACTGGTATCCAGGGACAGCCACCAATCGGTGAGGCTGGGTCTGTGTCGAACTCTAAACCTAGGCCAGTAAATATCCAGGCTGGGGTGTAGTAATCGTCTGTGGTCTTTGGTACGTCATCGTCGAGTATTTCTAGTCCTAAATCAAATTCCATCAGGTATCAACTCCACTCCTAAGGTGCCACAGCCGAGGCATTCAACGCACTTTAACCCAGGCGGTAGCAGTTCGGTAAAATCCAATATAATCTTGGCCATCACTGACCCTTTGCAAATCCGGCAGCTAAACTTAATTAGATCCATAAATGGAATTCCTTATATCTTGAATAGGGAATAGATTATTTTGTGGTATCCAATGGCAACCGTAAGTCTGATGTAGATATTTAGGCTTTCTAGCCATTTCCACAGGTATCCATCCGACTATTTCATAGACAGGGCTTTTACCGACTACGAGTATGGCTACGTCCTGCTGCCGATCTGTACCGCCAATAGCTAAGTGGCCGTCCTTGTACTTGGTCCATTTAACCTCGAACCTAGTCCCGACGTCAGCTTCATTTTTGTAAGTACCAAGCGTAGGTTTAAAGTTCTTAAAACCTAAATACTGCGCGACTACCATCTCAGCACCGACTGACTCGGCCATCTCAGCTATATATTCGTGCATATTTAGATTCTTGTTATGCCTAGCTGCGTGATTAGCTACGGCTTTAATATCGGTTACCCGATGAAATCCGACTTTATGCGCTTCGACTTCTTGCGCATAGTCGAGCACTACCCTTACCCGTTGCGACACTTGGCACAAATCCATAGCACTACCTGTTTGTCTAGGTCCTCGATACCAATACCGCCAAGCGGATCTTGCTGGGTGTTGCACTTATCGCACCACGCTGTAGAAGTAACGCTACGTACCTCGCCATCAACCATTCGGACAAGTACGCCGTTCTTTATGATTTCTGCGTATCCCATCAGGTTAGTCCTAACAGCATATCGTCCGCGTCTGCACCAGATTTAGGCGATACTGTGAACGCCGGCTTTTTAGGCGGTTGCCATCTACCGTTAGAATCTATCTTGTACCAGATACTGTCGCATTCACTGCTCTTACCCATTATGCAGGTGTAACCGTAATAATCTCGGCCGTTCTTTGATCCCTTCTTTAAAGCCATAACGCCGTGATTGCAGATTGGAGCCTTTTCTATTTCTTCCGCCCCGAGCTGTTCTTTAATATCAGCTAGTGATGGGCCTACCTGTTTAACTTCTTTAGAGCCAGGCTGGTAGTCGGATTTAATAGGTTCTGCCATTTTAGACTGGGCCTTTTCCATATCTTGCTTGGTTGGCCTTTTATCTACGCCTAGCAATAAGCCGGCGGAGCGTCCATAGCTAGAAGTAACGCAGTTTTCTACCCAGAAATCCCTGTTTACACCACGATCACTTCTTGCCTCGTACGCAACATCTACTGCAGCCGGGTTTACATCGTTAGTGTCCCGGTAGATTTCGGTAACTACGTAGCAGTAACCAGCCTGATGATCGATCTTTAGCTCACGGACGTTAAACCGGGCCATAGGAAAATTGTCGTGCACCCTTTTAATACGCGTAGCCACATCCTCATAATCGTTTAAATTAAACACGTTTTACCGCCTCTTCCGCTTCTTTAGCTGCTTTTTTAGCTTTCATATCGGCGATTACTTTACGACCGTTCTCCATTTGATCCGCCAAGGACCAAATAGTGCCGTCGTGCCAAGTAGACAGTTCGGTACGGTGGTAATCGCAATAGGCTCTTTCGTTGGCTTGGCCTAGGTGTGTTTCAGATACGCAGACCACGACAGCCTGGGTTTTAGCTTTCTCGTGCCACTCGTTTTTGACCTTACCGTATTGCGTCTTACACATATCGCAATACCGGCCCGGTGTAGCTCTAACGATCGGCATTGTTTACCTGCTTGCGCCATTTCGCAGCCTGTAAATGCGCTTCACGTTTTCCGTCTTTATATCCCAAGCTATAAAAATAACTAGCCAGGATTATCGCGATTACAAAAAGCGCGACCCAATCTCTTATTTCCATTAATAGCCCTTACTGCCGGTAAACCGTCGTTACCGACCTTAAAAGAGTAAGCCCTGCCACCGACAAGGTGCAACTACCGACACGCTAACGCTTTGGTTTATCTTTAGGCTTTAGGCCATTGCTAGCCAATACTCCGCCTAGTGAACCAGTTAGAAATATAGCTAAGGTTTTAAGTAGGTCTATAAAAGCAGCATCATTTGGTGCCTGTGCGCCTATAGGTTGAGTTACAAATATAAGGGCGTATACGACTCCAAGGGAAACAAAAA